CATCTAGCTCCGTACCTGTGCGGTAGAAGCCTGCGGGGATTTTAAGCGGTATGAGAGCCATGCGCGTTACTCTGGTTTAGTGGGCCAGTTGATGGTGTTTGGAAAGCCTGCTTGCTGTGGAACGTTGAGCAAATCAGTGCGGTACTGCGTCCATTCGTTTTGTTTTGCAGTTGTTAAGTCTGCCCAGCGTAGAGGGTTGGTGACGATAGGGTCTACTTCACTTTCCAACCGCTGATTTCTCTGATAACGCGAAAAATCTGCCTGCCGCGCATCTTCATCTGATTGAGAAAACGCTACATAGTCAGAACCAATCAAGGCCAAAAGCTCTGTGTTGTTTATTGTGTTGTCAGTATCCCAAGGCGTTAGCGCATAGGGTATCCAACCATAATCAGGATGATTTATTTCTAAATCAAAATGAGTATTTTCAGCATTCATAGAACGTGCGTTTCTTATTTCTGTAATAGCTACCATCTTACGCAATCCTCATCCAAACTGTTCCTCTGTCCTCATTGGTTGCATAACCCATGCATTTCCATGTTCCTGATGTCTTGTAGCTTGCACTATTGGACGCTGATCTGTCAGTGTAAAAAAGACTACTTGTGGTTGTGCCGTTTGGTACACTTACAGACGTTGAAGCTGTTGATGCGCTTATCATGGCAAAGGCAAATGTACCGACAGCGCCAGTAGATAAGCCAGCCATTGCCGAACCAACCTGTGAAGACGTAGGTGCAGGCGCAGATGTCAAATAACCCTGCGATGAGTGATCGCCCCAGCCATACGCCGTGTTCCAGTTGGATTGGCTTGACGTTGTTGGGATGCTGTAACCTGATTGCAGAGAAACTGCCAGTGTGCCTGACGTTGTGATTGGCGTTCCGCTGACAGTCAAGCCCGTTGGAACCGTCATCGCAACTTCTGTGACTGAGCCAGAACCCACAGAGGCATTGATGTACGTTTTAAGATCGCTCATTGCGACCTGTTTCATTGTACCATCATCATTGAACACAACGCGGTCAGCATCAACAACAGTTGTGGATGTTGCCGCTGTGTCACCGTCTAAGGTATTTAGTTCAGCCGCTGTAGCTGTTACGCCATCAAGGATGTTTAGCTCTGCCGCAGTTGACGTAACTGCAACGCCGCCAACTTCCCAGCCCGATCCAAGATTAGGCGTGACTGTGTTCGTACCGTCAGCATTGCTGTTTATTTCTAGGACAATATCGTCCAACGCGGTATTGATGGTTGTACCCCAACTATCCTCAGAACCGCCTACCGTGGGTTTGGTTACTGTTAAAACCATCTAAATCTCCTTTACGCCGCGTCCTGCACGACCGTCCATATGTCTGTTATATCAGAAACTTCTGTCCATGTCTTGTCTACTGGCTCCTGATAATCCCACAAGAACCTGACAGGCAATGTTGGTACGCCCGCAGTAATCTCATCGCCCGCCAAGATATGCGTCTGGAAGAACGGCAGCGTATCCATAATTGGGTTTGCTGTGATGTCATCCGCGTTGAAGTTAAAGAACTGCGTAAACGCAATGCTATCAACGCTTGGCGCACCTAAAGTAATCTCTGTCGCGTCAAAGTCATAGAAGAAGGTAAGCGTACCGCTATCAACAACTGGCGTACCAGCCGTGATTTCCGTTGGCGTAAGTAGCTGCTGGAATAGCGTTACAATGCTATCAACCGTTGGCGTAGACGTTAGATCGCCTGTCGCTAGATTGTACTCAACGCTAACCGCGATACTATCAACCGTTGGATTGCCAAGCGTAATGTCGGCAATCGCAAAGGTTTCTTCCTCAAACATCGTGACCGCAGAAATCGTTGGAACGCCTGCGATGATGTCATCTGCAAGTAAGCCACCTTCGGCTATTGCGCCAAGTGGTGCGGAAGCGAGTGGGCTAAATCCAAGCATTGCGGTTTCCTTACGGGGCTACTGGCCAATCATCATCGGCAATATTAGGCCATGATGCCAAGTCTGACATATCGCGCAACTCTTGGCGATAGGTTGCCCAAGCTGTCTTTGCTTCATTCGTCAGTGGGCTGTCATTCATCTGCGTCCAATCGCTGTCGGCCAATAGCTTATTGCGTGTGGTGCGATGACCTTCAGCAACTTTGGCATCCAAGCCAGCTTGATACGCCGCCTCATGCTCTGCCTTGGTTGTCGTAACCCCATCCTCATCAGTGGTGTCTTGGAACATGTCACGGGCAACGTAACGTTCAACCCAATCACCGTTTGCGTTTTGCTCAACACCATCACGCACAGACGTTTGGTATGCTGTGGTGGTAGCAGCAGGTGACTTTAGCACAGGGTCTAGGTCTAGTGCGTCTAGGGTTGCTGCTTTCCATACACGAGGTAGGGACATGTTGGCGAACTCATTGCGCCACTGCCCTTGGGTCTTTACAACACCTGTTGTTCTGTTTCTGTATTCACTCATTAGATTGATCCTTTCATATGAGTTTGATTATGCGATTGCGTAGAAAATATAACTTGCGCTTGATACATTGTTGTTCCCACTGGCAGGGAGAGAAAACCCCAAACTGTAAGGATCAAGCCAATCAATACCTGTAGTCTCCCCCGCATTACTGTTTAAATCAAAAAACGGCTCTGCTCCAGAAACAATCCCTCGTTCACTATCCCAAAGCCACCAAGGACTTGTGCTGTCAGTTCTCTTAATCAACACAAACCTAGCACCGCTGCTAAACCCACAGTCAATGTTCTGTGCTGCACCTGTCCCAGTATAACTCCCCACCTTAGACACACCATCTAGGCTTGCGAATAGGTAGGCTATGTAGGTGCCGCCAGATGCGTTAACCGTATCTATTGTACCAAGCGTAAATTGCGTATCAGTAGGAGCTGTGTCGTTCCAACGCAAAGTACTAGTAGCCTCCGCTTCTGTTGTATTAAGACGCAAAAACTTTGTGGCGCTCAACGCACTGTGATAAACTTGCCAATCCTTAGCAAAGTCCCTACGCTTCACCCACATCATCTCAGGTGCAACACCAAGGTTATGGCTTACAGTTCTAGCTGATCCCGTCCCCGTGTAAGCAACGACATCAAAGAAGTTGGGGCGTCTTTGCCAACTGTAGGTTACATAACTGTCACCATTAGAATTAGACTGACCATAAGCTGTTGGTAATTCAAATCCGTCATTGTAGTCATAATCAATCCAATCTGTTAGACTATCATAACTTACATCAGTAGATGATGTCATATGCATACCATCAATCAAACGTGAACCCATGCCACCTAAACCACCATCACGCTCCAATATTAAGTTTGTGTCTATTGCAAAACCTGTGGTAAATTTCCTGTTGGCTGTTACGTTCCCTGTGTATGTTTGAACATCAAACACCTCAGTCGCATCAGTCGGCACAGCCATAAGGCCACGGCGAATGGCTATGTAGATGTAATTATATCCAGAGGCGTTGGTTTCATCTATAGTTGTAGCTGTTTCAAACCCTGTGGCTGTAAAATTCAATATGTTAAATGCTTCACGTTCAGCAGAGGAAGTATTCGGAAATAACTCCGCACTATTTCCACCTGTTGGCGTACCCCGCATGTTGTCAAACACTTCCCAGTTTTGGTTTGAATTTGTTGCTTTTACTAGCAACCACTGTGGTTCAAACCCAAGGTCAATAAAGTTACCCGCTGAACCTGTCCCAGTATAACTCCCACACTTGATAATATCAGCATCACCATCAGGGCCGAACTCACCGTCACCATCGTTGTGGGCGAATATATACGCTATTCCAGTTTCACCTGCAAAATTAGTTGACCAAAAAGTTCCTAAATCAACTTGAGTACTAGAAAAACTCACTGTGTCATAAGAAGCGGCTGCCGAAGTTGTGTTAAGAAACATATATTCATTTGCACTTACAAGATCACGATGGTGAACACCCCAGCTTGACGTAGTGCTAGTAATCTTTGTAATAACCATGCCTACATCTGAACCTAGGCTATGATTAATTATTGTATCTGTTCCTGTTGACCCAACAGTAAATTCCACCACATCAAAGAACTTAGGGGCTTTGCGGAATGTCCAAGAGGCTATTTCTGCCGTGCTTCCGTTGATAGCGGTATCCGATAAAATGCTAAAGCCATTTGCATTGAATGAACTTAAAGTGTCAGTCTCTTGCGTAGATGCAATGGTTTCATCGGTGTGTAACTTATATAAAGCACCTCTTTCAGTATCAAAAAGTTTATGACTATTAACACTTGAGGTACGGCTCTTAATCCAAACCAAACCACCTTCGCCATCAAGGTCAATGCCGTTAGTGATCGTTTGCGCAGCACCTGTTCCTTCATACAAATAAGTGCTGAACACTTCTTCTACGTTCAGGCCAGCACCACCCGCACTACCTGCAGCAGCTTGAAGTAATTTCTTTTTAGTTGCCATGTTAGCTTATCCTAATGCTTGCCCTGCAGTAAATCCATACCAGTTAGTGCCACCGTCACGAGTAGTAAATACGAATATATCTTTAGCTGATGCTGTCGCTGTCAGTGTAGGTGCAGTTGCCGAAGGCCAGTCTACTGAACTTGGCCAAGTGACTGTATAGCCAGAGGCAGAAGCATCCTGAATGATCTCAATGCTGAATGTAAAAGATGTACCACTTGCTGGTGGGTTACTAAATGTGAAAGTAGTATTACCTGAAAGAGTTAGTGCAAAAGTGTTACCGTTGTTACAGTTTACTGCAGGGGTTGTACCTGATAGAGATACATATGTTTCAGCATAAGACTGTGCACGGGTCTTACCTGTACTATCTGTGATAACCCTAGGATTACCATCCCCATCCGACAGCACGATGTTGTTGCTTGAGGTGCGGATGTCGAGGCCGCCTTGGTTGCCGTTGTATAGGCCCAGTATGGTGTTCTTGGAGCCTGTGGTAACGCCATTACCACTGTTGTAGCCGACAAACGTATTGTTTCCGCCAGTAGTTGAGTAGCCTGCGCTTCGCCCTATAAAGGTGGAGTTTCCGTTTCCGTTTATGCTGTACCCAGCTTGAGTTCCAAGCGCCACGTTATCACCACCAGTTTGATAAGAGTACAGGGCCTGATACCCAACAGCAGTGTTGTTGCTGGCGGTGGTGTTGTTGCCCAATGCACTCATACCGTAAGCGGTGTTATATGAACCACTGGTATTCTGATACATGGAATCCCAACCAGTAGCCGTATTAG